ACAAATTTATAAAATATTTTTTTTTTTAAAAACCAATAAAAAACTAAAAATAACTTTATGTATTGTAAATTAAATTAATAAAATTTAGATTATTAACCTCGAATTTATTAATTCTTTTGATTAAACTTAAAAAATTAATTTAGACATCCCAGTTTGGTAAACTAAATTGATCTTCTGATCCACTGAAATCAAGTTCTTTAAGATCCCATAATTGTGGTGAAAATGCTTGTCTTATACATATAGCCATTTTTTCAGATTTACATTTCTCAATATTATCAACAATTATTGCGTAAGTATTATTTGCTTGTACTTCCTCTAATGCCTTATCATTATTTAATTCTATATCAACACCTAATAATGCATTAATCATATTGAATTTTAAAACATTTCTAAAGTTATTCATATCAAATTCGAATGATGTGGCAATTACAGTATATTCTATTCCAGCTTGTTTAGAAACTCTGAATGATAGACTTTTATTTACACTAGATGTTAATTTCCATACAGTTATTTGATCGTCTACACTAGCAATGGCTGAATTATATCTATTAAATATTGCTTGTGACATTTTATATGTTACAACATTATTATTTACAGAAGATGTCAAACCTAATGATTTTTCACTAATAAATACTTGTTCTTCAGTAACATGATTAACATCCCAAAAAACAAGTCTATTACCTGGTTTAACAACAAAATCAAAATATTTTATTTGATCACCAGTTTTTTTTTTAAACAAATGTCCATTTAATTTACTACCAATTAATTCAAGACCAAGTTCTAATGTAATTTTTTTATTTAAACTTACAATATATACTGAGACAAATGCATTAATATTTGGATATTGTGGTTGAGTGGTAAGACATAATTGTGTTTCTGGATTAACTACAAAATTAGAAAAAGATATAAAAGAATATAATTTATCTGTTAGTCCATTTTTTTCAAAAACAAGTACATCTTTTACAGAATATACTAAATTTTTAACGTTGATTTCAATATCATTTTTAACTGTTAAACTTTGATCAACAAAACCAGTAGAATATACTAAATCATTTGTAACCATATTATTTGTTCCTTCATGTTCTATAAGATTAATATTTAAATTTACAGATATGAGTTTATCATTTGGATCAACTACATATTTTTCAGTTGGTACTACTGCAAATGATTGATGGATTTTTTTAATTGAAATTTTTGACATACCATCACGATCAAAATCATCACATTTAACATATTGAATATCACAAAATACTGTAATTGAATCAGAAAACCCACTGTTTGCAAATTTAAATCTAGGATCAATATTAAATGTCAATGCTTTACTAATTTTATATACTGTTTCATCAACACGTTGATTATTTTGTGTAAAATCAACTTCTTCACAATAACGTGATGTCATTAATTCATTTGCTAATACTGATTCAATAGATTCAATAGTAATAAAATATGGTACATTGTGAACTAAATCTCCAGTTGCACTATATCCTGCATTTTGTGCGAGCGGTGTTTTACATTGTAATAATACATAAAAGAAAGATGTTCTGTATTTATATGTATAATCATTTCCAATTGATGGAACTAAATTACTAACTGTCAAATCTCTTTGAACAGTAGTGTATTCGGGTATAGCACGTACCATATATGATTCATCTTGTGTTTCTTGATCATTACGAACTTCACGAACATCTTTATTAACATCAATCATGTTCTTGTATGTTACTGATCTAGCAATTGCACCAGGTACAACCACATTATTACTTATAGGATCAGTATATCCAGTTATACAATGATTAACAATTAAGTTACTATTGTATAATAATCTAAAACCACTTTGTGATACATTTTTTGTTAATGCATCTTTGTTAAAATATTTCCATGATGTATTAGTACTATCAATCATTTGTGTACCAAAAATATATTGATTTTGAACAACAGTTGGTTTAAGTTCAACTTTAAAATTACCTCTGGTACCTACTGGCAAACATCCTGCAGAAACATTGCAAATTTTAGAACCACTTCCATTAACACTTAATGAATTATTACCGTTTGAAGTTAAAGTTAAATTTAAATTTGACATATATTATTATAATATTATATATATATTATAATTTTTTTAAAATTAAAATTATCCAAATAATTGTTCTACTATATATAATTTGAAATGCTGAAAACTTTTTGTTTTTATTTGAATTATTAGATATATTATTGTTTTTATTGTTTCAATATATTACCATCGTGAAAAATATAATAAATTAAAAAAATAGTTCTATACAATTGCTTATATTTTTCTAATTTATTATATTTTTCACTTGATGATTTAAAATATATTTATGATATCATAAATATATTTAGTATAACTCTTATAGTAGTGGTTAACCAAAAGAATTAAGAAATTAGATGTTAAATGGTCTATTATTGCCAAATTCTTTTCTACATTTTAATACAGATCCTAATTTAACAGATAAAACATTCCCATTTTTATTATAAAAATTATTCATTCTAGCGACAAATTTTGGAAGACTTTTACTAGAATCACCAATTGTATTATACATGTCTACAGAATAAGTATAATGTGTCATTGCAACACTTGCATTATCGACTTTTAATTTGTTTTGTAATTCAATAGTATTATTTAGTGTTACGACATTCAAATCATTACCATTTTCAAATACATTTAAAAATTGCATATTTTTAATTGGACTTGATCCATAATTTGGTCTAACAACAACTTCTAATACTTTATTCCATTTTCCAACATCAACATTATCTTCTTTTTCCATTCGATTAAGTATAAGAAATTTGTCAAAATCTAAATCTCTAGATGATGCATATACAGACATATCATAAAAACTCCAAAATGCACAATTGTTTTTGTATGCTTTAAGGATACTGTATTTTTTCCATGTTACTGAAGCTAATTTAGGTTGTCCATTTGATTGATCTACAGAATGATCAGTAACTGAACCAATTTTTAAAATTTCTACTTCAGTATCATTAGAACCAACCATTATTTTAAAATCAACTGCTCCTTTTAATACAATATCTACATTTCCAGAATAATTTGCATTATCATCAATTTCTTGTGATAATTTTTCAAATGCTTTTAATGGAATATCTATATTTTCCAATCTTATTTTTCTATAATTTTTATTTGGTTCACCTTCTATTGGTACACAATATATTAAATTACCAGTTTGATTAACAATGTCTATATTAGTGTGTTCTAAATAACAAAGATCATTTTTATGAGAATTTATATATGATTTAACATATGTTGTAAGTGCATCATTATCTAAATAATACCATTGATTTTCAATAGTAAAAGTATCAGATGTATCAATTTTTGTGATTGTTTTTTTTACATTTTGTTGAAAAAACCATTTTTCTCCTTGTAAACTTAAATTTTCAAGTACAGAATTTGGATCTAAATAAAATTGTTTATTGACATAATTATATGTAACACGTTGATTTTTAATAGTTGAAAAATCATAATTATATACTGGTATTCTGCGACTATTTGAACCACTTATTGCTAGTTTAATATCATTTTGAAATACTACACATTCAATGTCGTTTGTATTATCATCATCATTTTTGTTTTCAATTAAATCTGAACCAACTTCATAACAATAATCAATAGTTCCATTTGGTCCAATACATAAAAATCTATTTTCTTTTTCAATCATTATATCTGGTACTGTTTGAACTCTAGATAAATCAATATTATCCCAATGCGCAATTACAATATTACCTTTTTTACCAATACAAGTATCATCATGTAAAATATCTACATTTAAATCTTTGTTTCCTAATGCTGGCGCATATACTGCATAATTTATATTTGAATTTTCTCTGAGATCAACTACAATATTATTACTTGATGTATAAATTGGAACAAAACTATAATCAACTACACCATTTTTACCTGATGGACCTTCTTGACCGGCTGGACCTGGTGGACCACAAGGCCCCATTGGACCAGCTGGACCAATTAAATTACAATCAGAAGTAGTAGTTTTATTATCATAATGATTTTTTAATACAACAATCCATTCATCTTCAGTTTTATTGGCTAAATCTAATTTTTCATAAAGTTCTGGATGTTCTGTTAAATATTCTTTAAAATTAAATTGACTACTTGGCATTATATTTTTTATTATATATAAAGTATATAATTTTTTTGTTGACGAATTTTATATATAAAGAAATGTAAGAGTTTTCATACATGAATTATGATTTTTTTTTATTATTTAAAAAAATCTTGAGATCTCTTTATCTGTAACATCCATATTTGATAATAATGTATCTATCATATATAATCTTGGAATTTTCATTATTATTGTCGATTGATATAATTTAGTTTTATTTAAATAATCTCTCTTTACTAATTTAATTTCCTTGAGATAATTCTTTTTATAATATTTAATTAATAGATTTGTATTACTATCAACATCTTTATAATCATCGTCAAACATTCTATCTATTTTTTTTGATATTAATTTAAAACTTTTTTTAGGTAATACAATCAATAATTGCTGAATTGGATATATTTGTCTAATTCTCCTATTTAAAAAATAATCATGAATAGTTTTTAACTCATCCATATGTTTCTCTAAATATACTGATAAATCTGATAATAATATACCACTACATGGACTGTAAAAATACATATTATTTGGACATCCCGTATAATAATAATACATTATATATCCCATCGTCAATAAATATTTCTTTATCATATTATCATATTCAATCTCATTAATTGTTAATGTTTTACTATCATAAAATTTTTCGTCTATTTCCATATTATCATTACACAATTGAGATCCATAATTTATCCCATCTTTATCTATACAACTACATACCTTTTTACCAAAATAATGATGCACAAATCGCTTTTTACGACAATTTTCATAATTTAAATATTTAGCATACATTTTTAATGGATCTATACTCGCTTCTTTAAATGCTAAACAATTTATCATATCTATATCTAATTCAACACCTGTCTTATTACCCATATTATTGTATTTATTACGAACAGTTTCAAAATATTGTTGTTCAAATTTTACCATCTTATCTATTAAACATTTATACATCTGCCAATTAACAATAAATCTTTTGTCTTTCCATAATGTTAAAAAAGTATTATTATCACTTTCACCTTTGACTTCTTTATACATATCTATTAATAAATCATAACCTTGTACTGCTTGTACATATTTATTTCTAAATTTCATATTTACTGTTGGATTACTTGGCAAAAAATCATTTCCCAATAATATTGTCATAAATATAAAATCATCAACATATCTATAATTTTCATCCAAATAATAATTTTCATATATTTTTTCATTCGATAATTCATATATAATTGACTTTGCACATTCATTTACATCAAATATTATCATTTTAAAATGTTCTAATGAAACTTCTTCTTTTTCTCGCAATAACTTTATATTAAATTGTTTCGTTAAAGTTAAACTTAAAATTATTAAATCCGCATCTAAACCGTAAATTAATATTTCCTGATTTTTTAATATCTCATCATTTTCTTTTATATAATTAATTATTTTATGTTCTCCTTCACCTGGTTCATGATACGATGAATAATTTAGTTTTACTTTATTTTCTAAATTTTCATTCCATTCTTTCACAAAATTTATAATGTAATTATTGAAATTTTCCATAAATTCTGTACCTGGTGTAATTGAATTTGTATCATAATAATCTTGTTGTGGTAATCCATTTTTTTCTCTCACATCGTTTATCATATTTTTATCTATTATACTTGCTAAACGACGTTGACGTTGTTGAACCATTTTTGAATATGGACAGACACCATCAATAAAAATATATGCGCTATTTTGGACATTTGAATATTCAATTATTTTTTTAGTATATTTCATGACCTCTGACATTATTTTTTCTTCAAATTCTTTGTTGTTCAAATAACTATATGTCTTCCATAATAAATGCACAATTGGATGAATTATACAATTAAAATCAAAAAATAATACATACGGTTTTAATACAATATTATCTTCTAAAATATCATTTAATAGATCTTCAGATGAATTTTCAATATTGTTAACTATTTTTTTAACAATATTTGGGTATTTATTTTTTAAATTGGCAAATAGTCCTGGTACACCCATAATTATATTATAGTAATTATTATAATATATAATATATCTATACTTCTAAATTATTAATGATCAATTTTTATTGATAAAATATATTATAATAAAAAATAATATATTATATTATAGATATATATAAGTAATATGGCCGAACTTAATGAAAAATCTCTTGAAGAAAGTTTACAAAATATGCTCGAATTAGAAGGTGGCAAAAAAAAAATGGGTAAAAAATCTACTAAAACTAGCAAACCTGCCAAAAAATCAAAAGGATCTATTAAACGTGTCGCAACTACTGTTTTACATGGTGGTAAAAAATCAAAAGGATCTAAAAAAGGATCTAAAAAATCAAAAGGATCTAAACGTGTCATGAAACAACAAATGGGTGGTAAAAAAGGATCTAAAGGATCTAAAGGATCTAAAGGATCTAAAAAAGGATCTAAAAAAGGATCTAAACGTGTAATGAAACAACAAATGGGTGGTAAAAAAGGATCTAAAGGATCTAAAGGATCTAAAGGATCTAAAGGATCTAAAGGATCTAAAAAAGGATCTAAAGGGTCAAAAGGATCTATGAAACGTGCTAATGCATATCAAATGGGTGGTAAAAAATCAAAAGGTTCTAAACCATCTAAAACATCAAAAAAATCAAAAGGATCAAAAGGATCAAAAAAAGCAAAACGAACTTTACATCCTGCCATTAAAGCTTTTCAAGAAATTGTAAAAGAATCTTCTAAAAAATTCGGTAAAGGTGGTAAAACAGCCATTAGAATCGCTAAAATGGCAAATGACGATTCTAAAAAGAAATTAGGCGACGGTGCATCTGTAGATGCCGTTAAATCTGAAGCACTTAAACAATTATCTGCTAATTTTGAATCTTATAAGAAAAAAGCGATGGCATTATAAGTATTAAATGTTTCATTTATTTACTAAAATTTGAAATATTAATTTATTGTTTATAAATATAATATTAATAATAAATTATTAATATTATATATAATGTATCGTTATCGAGCGAGAATTTTATATGTAAATACACAAAATAACTACCTGAGAAATAAAATGAAATTAAATAATTATTACAAAAAAATAAAAGAATTGAAAAATGAACACCAAAGTGATGAAAATAATAAAAATATAAATGAGTTACTCGAAAAAATAAATAAATTATGTATACTAATTCAAAAAGATGAACCATACATATATAAAATGTTTAGATATATAAATATTGGAATAAAACAATGTTTTCCAGTATGGTAACATAATTGAAATATTTATTTTTTATTTTATTTTATTCTTTCGTTAATTAGATTATCTTATTAGTTAAATAATTGAATATTCAAATCGTTGTATTTACATAAATATTTATATATAGATTATATTATACTAAAAAATATGGGATTCGTCATGAATAAATACAATTTTTTAGTAAATGCTATCAAATATAATGATAATGAAGTAATTATTGATTTAATTGATAATATGACACACTATGAATTAAATTTAATTGAATTTAATTATTATACAATATTACTACATCTAAGTGAAGAAAACAATGTAATTGTTATCAATTATATTTTACATAAATTATCAAAAGAAGTCATTAATAGTGTAGATATGGATGGTTATACTGCACTAATATGGTTATGTTACTATAATTCAGAACAAACAGCAATGAATTTAATTCATTTAATGGATGATGAAATAATTAATATGATAAACAAACATAATGAATCTGCATTATATTGGGCATATAAAAATAATATGACTAATATAATATCAATTTTAGAACCATTGATGAGAAATACTTTATCATATTTTGGAGATAAATGTTTATACCGATCATGTAAATATGGATTTCATAATATCACAAACGAATATATACTATCATATTCCTTAAATAATTATATGATAAATTTAGATTTTGAATTCGTTGATACTTTCGGAAATTCATCTTTATTCTGGGCTTGTTATTATAATTGGTCTGATATTGCATTACAATTAATTGATTATACATCAATCAATATAATTAATAATGTTAATATTGATGGAAAAACTTGTTTAATTTTAGCATGTGATAATAAAATGGAACAAGTTGCAAATAAATTAATTGGTCTAATGTCACCATCTGTAATTAACAATCAATGTAATGAAATGGGTACAACTGCATTATTAAGTGCATGTTTTAATAAAATGGATGATATTTCGCTAAAAATTATTGATATTATGTCAGATCGAGCATTGAATTGTTATATTTATAATGGTACCACTGCATTAATTAATGCATGTTATAACAATATGGAAAATGTTGCATTAAAATTAATTGAACGTTTATCAATTGATGATATAAATGTCAGAGATTATATTGAAAAAAATGCATTAGATTATGCATACAAAAATAATATGACAAATGTAATCAATAAAATAGAATCAAAAAATAATATCACATAATGCAATATTATTTTATTATTTTATTATTAGTTATATCTTGATTAATTACTTTCATTATATATCTTGTATATGCATTTATAATTAATATTTGTTATGTTCAATTATTTTAATGAATTTTTCTTATGAAGATAATATAATCATTAAATACAGGATGTTATAATTTTTTACACCTTTGGACATTTAAAATGCCGGTTTTATTATTTATATTTCGTTATTATTTTTTTGTTATACTATACATAACATTTGTTCTAATACAATATTTTAATCCATTTTTTAATATAGAACCTTCATGTTCAATATTATGTTCAAACAATAATACTCTACCTACTTTTGGTTCCAATTCGACACAATTAGTTAGAGTTTATTATCTTTCAGATTTTAAATGAAATAAAAATTACAAATATGTCTTAAAAAATATTTAAAATTAAATATTATATAATATATAAAATGAATTATATATTTATTTTATTCTCTTTTTTATCGTTTGTAAATTCTTTAAATCAATTATCATTTAGTGGTGGTTCATTTGGAGCTGTTGAAATTGAACCAAAAAAATATGATTTATATACTGGAATTTCAGCGGGTGCTTTAAATGCTGGTTTTCTATCATATTATTCAGATATTAATAGAGGTATAAAAAGTGCAGAGACATTATATTCAAATATAAGAAATCGAATGATTTATGATTTATCTCCAACAAGTATTTCACTCTTGAATACAGAACCACTCTTTAAAACTTTGACAAAAATAATAGATACAATGCCAAGCAAAAAACCAATAATTCATACTCTTATTGGCGCAACTAATATGTATTCAGGAAAATTAGATATATATAATTTTGAAGACCAAGATGATATAAATAAAGTATTACTTCTGACGTCTTCATCAGCAATTCCAGGTATTTTTCCACCAATTAATTTTAAAAATCAATTTTATGCCGATGGTGGAACATTAAGCAATGAATTAATTGAAGTAGAACATGATGATAAATATTTAAATATAACATTTATATCACCATATGAAGATTTAGAATATGACAATACATTAATAACAAATTTAAAAGATATGTTATGTAGAACAGTAAAGATTATAGTAAGTAATTACAATAATCCAATGGCATCTTTAAATCAAAATTGTAAAGCAACAATTGGAGAAATTAACAAATATTATGTACCACCAGAAGTTTTAAAAGGTTATAATATTTTCAACTTTGATACTGGTGAGAAGCTTATTGATATTGGCTATAAAAATATCGTTCATAAGAAATTTAATATTTGTTAATACTACTTAAAACCTTTAAATTGTTTTATTACACCTTTGGATATTTTAAATGTCTAATTAATATTAAAGTGTTTTTAAATGCGTCTTTGTGTTTTCGTAAAAATTTCTAATTAAAAATTTTGTAACATTTTTTACATTTAAAAAAAAACATTAATTTTGAACATTGTGCTATATAAGCCATTTTTCGTCTTTCAATATATGGTATTTTTGTTCCACAAAAAACAAAAATATCATATATAATTATGTTATATATTAATGTAGTTTTTTATTATATGATGTTTGGCGTTTTAAATGTCCAAAGCTGTAATATTTTTTATGTATTATAGTTATCGATATTAAATACTAACATATGTAGTTGTAATTTTATGCTTAAAAAATTAAAAATATGGGAAAATTATGATTATATAACTACAGACTCCAAAAACATAGACAAATATAGATATTTAATATGACAAAGCATAATTATGTCTACAAATGAATATATTTTGCAAATTTCTCTTTTTTTGTTTTACAAACCATATATAAGTATATTATAAAAATAATATATCAATTAATATATTATTTTTATAATTGATTGTTATCGTATATATTTTGGTTACAGTTAAACAAGATATATCTATTAATAAATTAAATTAAATATAATTCTTGGTTATTCTGTTGTGAAAAAACATTTACTTGCATACGTGTGATTATTATATTTCGCAAAAATTGAAAAAATAATCACACGTATGCAATAATTATTGCATAAAGACCATATAATAATCTATGCAATAATTATTGCATGGATTATTATATGGTCTTTATGCAATATAATTATTATATGGTTTTCATGCAATAATTATTGCATGGATTATTATATGGTCTTTATGCAATA